CAAGACAAATCTCCACGAAGTGATTGCCGGAACCAAGCGTACCTAAGTGATACGGAGCCCGTTCAGCAGCCTGACTAATCTTAGGATGCTTTGCTACGATTTCTGAAAGCACAGGTAAATGTGCAACAAACTTAAGTGCAACTGCATCAGAATAATCACTGAATGCGCCGCGGTCATTCTTACCACCGTTGTCAGTACGACCATGCGGGACTCGTGCTTCAATTGCAGAGCGAATGCCAAACAGGTTGTCGGGCAAATCTTCTGCACGAAGATTGGTCTTGTGCGCCATCATACCGCAACCGATATCAACACCGACTGCTGCCGGAATAATTGCGTTCTTAGTCGGAATAACCGAACCAACAGTCGCACCCATTCCCCAGTGAACGTCAGGCATAATTGCTACGTGCTTGTGAATGAAGGGCATGGAAGCAATATTGTCAAGCTGGGCACGAGCCTGATCTTCAACGGTCACACCGTCGATCCATGCCTTAATAAGACCGCCCTTGTTTCCTTGAATAACTTGCATAACTACTTCCTTTAAAAATGGATGGGCAGTTTAACGTCTTACCCAGGACCCTACTTTAAAAATGGTAGACGATGTAGGGTTCGAACCTACGACCTAGGGATTAAGAGTCCCGCGCTCTACCAACTGAGCTAATCGTCCATAAATATCGTTACAAGCAACAAGAAGCCAGGACACCTAGCAATTCAGCAATATACGAAATCCCACTCGGGGCTTCTCGTCACTTGATATACTAGATATACTACACTTCTTGTTGTGTGTCAACCGATTTTTTTAGATTTTGAAAGTTTTTCTGATATGCTCAAAGGCTTCAAGATTGCCTTTAGCATCGTCTAATGGGTCGTGAGTGTGCTTCGTTTTACGAAACTTCTTCCATTTAGTATGGTTCTTGATATCACCCGTAAGACCTGCATACAAGTCACCAATGCGTCTTGCACTAAACCCAAAAGGATTGCCTAAGCCATTTGAATGAAACAGCCAGTTAATCCACTGCCAATCAAACGCAGGGTTATCAGACCAAAAGACACAGCGGTCAAACTGGTCTAGCCATTCTTGAAACCTAGCTGCTTCGTCATTGAAGCTACCGGTGTAAGCAATATGTTCTGCACGAGTCAATCCTAGTGCATTATATGCGCCGGGGTCAAACTTATCAAACATCGGTGAAAACTTGTCGCTCGTAAATGAGCGACCATCTTCTGCAATTGCTGCGAATTCAATCAAGTCCCCGCATGTTGGGCAGGGACCTGATGCTTCACAATCTACGATAATATTCATACTGTTTCCTTTCGGCAGTAGACCTCTTCGCTGTAGTAACCATTTGATTCACCAAGGAACCGAATCGTCACATAACCCTTATAAGTTGCGAAGTTATAGAACGTCCACGTATAGCTTTCGCTATTGCAGGTGCCGGGGTCTTCTGCGTTAGTATCTTCACGAGAAATCAACAGCGGAAGATTTTCTAAGTCTTCCAAATCACCGATGATTTCTTCTACGTACACAGATTCACAGCAATCGGTATCGTGATAAAGCACGTAACGTACTTCATCATTTTCAAACGTAACTGTATCGTGGTCTGAACGAACCGAGGTGAAGGTTTGGTTCAGCATTTCTTCAACGTCTACGTGATTATCATACCAGCCCATAACCTTCTCCTTTCATTGTTTATATCAGTTCATAGTCAATATGTCAAGAGCCGAATCAAAATGATGCTCTTTAATTCCTAGTCCATCTTCAATGTGAATTAGATTAGCAAGGTCGCTAAACTTTCTATCATCAAAGCATACCCAACTTGTGTCACCGTGATGCTTAATCCAGTCCTCAATCGCAACTAATCTTCCGATGCCACGTACCGGGCTGTTGACCTTACTATAGTCAATCATAGGAAAGATTGTTCGCCAGTTAGAATGAACAAACTTTTCATCAAGTCCCCATTCAACTAGGTCGTCTCTAAGATCGCCGCCCATCCAGTCTTCATAGTTGTGCATACTGTTAGTAACAACCTTAGCACCAGTCTCCTCGCACAACAAGTTCAAATATGCAATTGAGTTAGAACTATATGTAGTGCGGTATACGCTTTCATATACCGGAACATCAATGGGAATTACTGGACCATCAATGTCTAAAAAAATTACCTTATTCATCTGTTAACTTATCTACCAATTCAATAAAACGTGCTGTGTCGTACAGCTTATCAAGCCACATAATAGGGATACCTGACATACCGTAGAAAGCTCCTGCAATCTGCCCCGTAACTGCTGCTACAGTGTCAGCATCGTGACCGAGATTAGTAGCAAGCAAAATAGCATCACGGAAATTATCAGTGTTCTTGAAGCACCAAAGAGCAGCGTGAAGCGTATGAATGACATAGCCTGAACTCTTGACTTCACTACGAGTCACATCAAGGGTAGTGAGAATGTTCTTAACACTATCTGCCCAATGATCCTGAGGGTCAATGTTCAATACTGCGTTCTTATCATCAGTGACATATGCAGTCAACAGCACCCTAGCAAGCAAATCGCAACTGTCACAGGCTTCTACAGAGCCGTGTGTAGTTTCGCCCTGCATGATAGCAGTAGCAATTGCCATATCATTGTCAGTGTGATACTTGATCACCGCAGGGGCGAGGCGCATAATAGAACCATTACCTGCGTCCCAAGAACCAGTGTTGTTCAATACACTACCGGTAGTCTCCCAATTTACGATTGCAGAACTAGTAGTAGCACCAATATCAAAGCAGCGACCGGTCGGGCTATTCACTCCTTCACGATACCACTTGCTAAAACGATTCAGTAAATCATTTCTATCAAGCTGAGGATGTTCAATCAGACTTTCAGCGAGACACAATGCCATGCTAGTATCATCTGTGAAATATCCTGCGGGAAGATTGAACGGGCCCTTACCTACCATATCAGTTACAGGTTCAAATGTGTCGCGGGCACGGAACTCAACTGTAGTACCTACAGCATCACCGATTGCGAGGCCCAAGAATGAACCTAAAAGCCTGTCTTTAACTTGCATGTATAACTCCTTTAATTATAAGTTATACACGTTTAGATGGAGCTTGTCAACCTATTTTTTTGACGTTAGCTTTTTTTGCGAAGAATACATCGCCGGTTGTAGAATCCTGAATCACTAACATATTAACATCCATGTCAGTGACTTTGCCCTTCTGCCCATATGAAGCTAATTCGTCGTTGATAACTTCGACCATATCCCCTAAATGAAATTCAGTAGGATCGTTTGCATCAACCTTTTTAAGTGCGGATGTGGGGAATGAGCTTGCAGCCGTGTTGCCGTCAATTTGCACACTAACAAAATCAAAGTTAGGACTTACTTGTGTTATTGTCCCTTTCATTCCTATTAGGCTCGGGAACTGTGACTCAACTTCAACTCTGTCATTGACTTCAAATTTAGGAGCAACAGGTGCAGTAACTTCTGGTTGCGAAGGTCCTTCTGTTTTTGATAGATTAGATACATCGTAAGTCAAGATAGTATCCTCATCATCACTAATACGGACACCGACAAACTTACCATCGTCTGATACTGAGGTGATTGTTCCAGTATATCCAATATATGAACTATTGTTATATGCGCTCGGGCCTGTAAGTTTAACAGTCTCGCCCTCAGTGAATGCTGGGCTAGCTTGTGTCGATGATGCTTTTTCTAACTGGTATGGTTGGTAATAGCCCCAATCGCCGTCTCCGAATATCACAGTAAAATCACCGTCTCCGTCAGGACCCTTCTGAATTTCACCAACTTCACCAGTTTTAGAATCTCCGCCCCCTATGACCTTTACAGCGTCACCGACATTGAATGTTTTCTCAGCGCCTTCAATCTTTTCCATTTGGAAAGCGGAAGTAAACAGAATCTTACCGTCAGTAGTAACTACTTTGTAGTCACCGTCACTATCTGGTCCCTTAATTACTGTAGCGGTGCTGCCATCAACGTCATAGCTTTTGTCTTTGATCTTCACTACATCATTAGCCTTGAAAGTTTGCTTAGGTTGGTCTACTTTCTCTACCCATGATGCAAATGTCTTGACGCCTGATGGGCTTTTAGCATTTTTAAACTTGATAGTAGGTGTTCCATCAGGCGTTTGCCCAACTTCAATTACTTCTCCGATTTCGCCATAATATGATGATTCATCATTGATAATTTGGACAGTGTCACCAACTTTCAACTCTGACTGATTTTCTGCTTCGGGTTCTGGCGCAGTCTTTAATAGTTCAGGTGGAGCATTTTTAGCCAATACTAATTGAGTAGGTGCAAAGTCTACATACATGCTTCTCTTTGGAAAATAGACTTCAACATTTCCACTAGAGTAAACGAAGTTTGCTCTTCCGCTTTCTCCGTAATAGTCACTATCAGGATCACTAACAATAACTTGATCATGCTCGTTGATTTTGGGAGGTCTAGTTGCTAGATCCTGCTGTATTTCTTGTTCACGTTCAGGCGTATACTGTTCAATCTGATTCTTGTATACGGTTTGGTAATTACCTTTATCGTCAGAAATTTCTATCTTACCATTAGAGTATACAGAAGCAATTTGACCTACATTACCGTATAATCTACTCTGCGAGTCAGTAACAATGACTTTATCGTTCTTCTCGTAAATAGGAATAGATCCATCAGGTAGATAGTATAGTTCTACTTGATCTTTCGCTATAGTGGTATCACCGACTGTGTGAGACACGAATACTTCATACATGTCACTGTATGTGTAGGTGATCGTACCCAACTTACCTGCATGGCTACCACTTAATATTTTAACAACGTCACCTTTATCAAGGATATCAGGAACTTCACCAAAGCTTTCTGGAAGTTCAACATTGTCAGTATTCATTTCTTCTAGAAATTTAAACAGTTCATTACTATGCTCCACATTTACAGCATAGTAATCTCCTCTGATATAGATTTCCTTGTCAGACAATATTGCGTTAAATAAATTTTGATCAGTGAACTTAAAGTGATCCTGTATACTATCATCTGTTATGAGAGTGTCTAACAATTTTTGTGCTTCATCGGGAAGCAAGCCCTGTTCAATTGCTCTAGATACCTTTGCACGGTGATTGTCATAGTCATACCCGCTATAAAACAAATCATCTGGATCATATATAGGAAATTCAGATGGCTCTTTGCTTTTCGCTTTGGCGTTCTTTACCATCTCTCTAATCTTAGAGATTACTTCTTTGTCTAGCAGGTCTTGTCGTTTACTGCTATCAAGAACCAAATCTTTGACAGTCTGACTCCAAGTGAAGGTAAAACCATCAATTGGAAACATAATGTATAATGAGTTACCGTATCCACTGGCTTGGCCTCTATCACCGGTAACGAACATTGAGTTTTCTCGGTTAGCAGGAAGTCCTAAATTGTTGATGGTACCATTGACCAACTCGTGTAAATCACGATTACTGTCTTTTGGTTTACGAGCATCAAATGGTTTACCGTATAGTGCATCATCACTTGACCTAATGCCTCTATACAAGAATCTACCTCTAGAGAAATCGTTTCTGTTGAGTTCCTTATAGACCTTGATAATCTCTTTGCAATTCTTAGCAAGAGCCTTGAACAAGTTGTCCATCTTTACCGGTCTACCATTGACCTTAGAATTTTCATATTCTATCTGATATGCTTTATCAACCTTGTCAATTTCAGCATTCAACTTATCCTGCAACTGTTGCATTTCTTTTTGAAGTTCGCCCGGCAACTGAGCCATCTTCATATGACTCATTGAATTTTGATATTGGCGTAGCTTGTCAGAAATCTTTTCAAGCTTCTTTAGCTTAAAGGATATGCCTTTGCGTTCGCCTGGCTTTACCGGCGCTTCGTTTAATTGCATCAACTGTTCTAATAGGTCTTTCATTAACATATTTATGCTAAATACAATATGCGCTTCAATGAATTCTCTCAGCCTCTAGAAGAAGGCGTTTACGATCCACATATCTTTAAAGCTATCTTTATGGCAGGTAGTCCTGGCTCAGGTAAAACAACTATAGCTAACAAGTTGTTTGCTGGAACAGGTCTCAAGACCCTTAACGTAGATGATTTCTACAACTATCTAAGACAGTCAGAAAAGGCTACAGGTAATCCTGAACAAGACTATTCTACTGCGTGGGACAAGTACAGAACAAGAGAGCAAAACTATCTTGATGGTCGCTTAGGTCTAATCATTGATGGCACTGGTAAAAACCCAGCAGTCATGGGTGACGTTAAAGCTAAGCTTGAAGAAATGGGATATGAGACTGCAATGGTCTTCGTCAACACTACATTAGACACAAGCATTGAACGCACTACCCGCAGAGCAGACGCACCCGGTAAAGATTACGGTAGAAAAATTGATCCTAATTTCGTGAAGGATACTTGGCTTAGAGTGCAGAAAGGTCTCGGTCAATTGCAGAGCATTTTTGGAAATAGATTCTACATCATTGACAACAATCGCGGAGAGCCTGATATTCAATATGTTCAGAAGTCAATGGACAAATGGCTAGGAGCTCCTCCCCAATCACACATCGCTAAAGAGTGGATCAAGAACGAGCTTCAAGCTAAACAAAGATAATTGGTGGACACTCTGGGGTTCGAACCCAGGACCTACAGGTTAAAAGCCCGTTGCTCTACCTACTGAGCTAAGTGTCCGTTGTATGGTGTGCATGGCAGGATTTGAACCTGCGACCTACGCCTTATCAGGGCGGTGCTCTACCACTGAGCTACACGCACATTAAATTTTAATTAGTTACAACAGAAACATCATTCTGTTCTACGGTAGTCTTACCCTGCTGAACGCTGTGCGTTTCGCTGGTAGTTACTGCATTACCACAAACAGTGAAGAAAATACGAGAAGGATGTTTTTCAATAGTCCCTTCAACACGAACTCTTCCTGCGTAATGCAGTGTACACCCTTCGGGAAGAGAACCCTGAACCTTCATCATATCTGCTGTTTGATCTTGATTATCAGCACGTTCAATGCAGCCTGTAAGAGCAAACATAGAAACAAGAACAATAGCAATCTTCTTCATACTTCACCTATTAATTGGAGCACCGGGTAGGAATCGAACCTACTCTACTTACGAAGCGGATTTGCAGTCCACCGCATTCCCAATCTGCCACCGGTGCATTAAACTTTATAGATTAGTTATATCAACATTCAGGATGAATGTCAACCTTTATTTTCAAAAACTTGGCGGAGAGTGAGGGATTCGAACCCTCGGTACCAGTTTCCCAGTACGCCTTCTTAGCAGGAAGATGGTTTCAGCCACTCACCCAACTCTCCGTATTCTTATTTATTTCTCTACGAATGCCCTCTCAAGAACATAGTCACCGGGCTCTCGCAACGAACCCTCTTTCATTCCGTTATTCTTGCACCATTCTGCAACTTCGTGATTGAAGTCAAGATTGCCGCAAATCATAATCTTGTCCTTAGTAGGGTCAATCTTTAATGTATCGCCTAACTGTGCTGTGATACGCTTGCCGCCTTCTCCTGTAACGATAGGTCTATAGTTAAGAACAGGCTTAACCATTTCTTCTAAATCGTCACCTGCGAATCCAGTTGACAGCAAATCATAATATGCTAAATCATCACGGCTGCGAACACTGTGAACAATATGAATATTGTCCCAAGTCTCTAGCGTTTCAACATCACGAATCAAACTCATAAACGGAGCAAGACCAGTGCCAGTTGCTAACAGATACATATCGCCGCCCTTGTTAAGAGCATCGTTGCGTAGCGTACCAGTTGTCTTAGGATTCAATACTACTTCGTCACCTACTTGAATGTGTTGTAGTTTGCTTGTAAGCTGACCATCTGGAATTTTGATGCTTAAGAATTCAAGTTCATCCGCCCAGGGAGGACTGACTACGCTGTATGCTCTCAATACATTCTTACCATCAATATTAAGTCCACACATAGCAAACTCACCTGCGTTAAACTTGAAAGTTTGACTGCGAGTAGTCTTAAAACTAAAGGTTCTATCGCTCCAATGATGGACTGAAATAACTTTTTCGGTGATCATATTAAATGTTCAAATGCTTCTTTGCGTTCTCAATGTAACTGTCAATACGCTCTTTGCCTACAGGATTCATAGAGTGAACTACATGTCTAGGAAACTTGAATCCGTTGTCAGCGCAATAATCTACAAGCCATTTAGCAGCGTCATATCCGGTCTTTTCAGGACCGTAATCTGCTTCTTTGCCCTCTGCTTCTGCAAGCATAGCGACATAATGCTGGTCAGCAAGATCATGGTCAAAGCACACGAACATAGGAACACCATATGTTAGAACTTGCCTAACAAAACCTTCGTAAGTACGGATGATATAAATCGTCTCGTACCGGGGGAACTGAACCCAATCAACTTTGTCGGGCATTCGTTCATCATCTAAAAATAGTACGTAAGACATTTATATTCCTAATAGTTGGCGGAAGCGGTGAGATTCGAACTCACGGTACCTTTCAGTACGACGGTTTTCAAGACCGTTGCTTTAAACCACTCAGCCACGCTTCCTTATAAGTATTTAAGCCCTTTTAGGGCTGTGGTTAAAAAATGGTGCTCCCGGCAGGACTCGAACCCACAACCTAGCCGTTATGAGCGGCCAGCTCTACCTTTGAGCTACAAGAGCATTTGAAATGGTGCGCAGGGCTGGATTCGAACCAGCGTAGCGTTGCCGCGGCAGATTTACAGTCTGCTGGTATTAACCTCTCACCCACCTACGCATAAAACTTTATAGAAATTGATGGAGCCAACCATCAGCGAATGTTTTTACCTCATCATCTGCGGCAAAATATGCATCTACGTTGTTGATTGCGTCAATGGTTTCAAGAATGTCTTCATCATCAACACCTTGTTCACGCAAACTGTCTAGATAAGCAGTGAGACTAGGCGGAATTTCCTGCACTCCCTGTTGTTCTACAACGTTCTTCTTACCAAACTCAACTTGAATCACATTGCCCATGATTGGCTCCTAATTTAGATTACTGTGCGGCTGGAGCAGCGGCAGCATCTACTGCTGGTGCAGCTTCTTCAAGAGCAGCAGCTTCTTCTGTTGCAGCAGGTGTTGCTTCAACAGCAGCTTCTTCTGTTGCGACTGCTTCTGCCGGTACTTCTGCTTCGCCGCAAGCAGCGAGGGTAGTTAGTGCTGCGACAGCAGCAATAGTAGCAATTTTCTTCATATTTTATTTTCCTTATGTTTTTTAGATCCTAATTTGGATCATAGTATTTATCTGGTGACCCCTACGGGATTCGAACCCGTGTCGTCGCCGTGAAAGGGCGGTGTCCTAGGCCTCTAGACGAAGGGGCCAGACAATAAAAGTGATTGAGGAGCTAACCGTGACCCCTCACGTGCCTATTAGGTAGCAACCCCATATCGTAAACTTGGTACGAGTAGCCGGACTCGAACCGGCACGTCCAAAGGACACAAGATTTTAAGTCTCGGGCGTCTACCTATTCCGCCATACTCGCACAAAATCAAAAACCAACTATGTCAAAGAGCAGTCAATTGCTTGACTATGTTCTGAATATACGACAAGTTAGGCTGAATGTCAAGAACTATTTTCAGAAAGTTTGGCACAGGTGCTAGGATTTGAACCCAGACGAACGGTTTTGGAGACCGTCATGCTACCGTTAACATCACACCTGCACGAAATTTTAAAAGTGAATTACGCCTGAGTCAATGACCGGATGCTCATCATCAGTACGATCAACTACCGTATACGTAATCTTAGTTGTACCGAACTCCTTGAGCATTTCAGCAACATCTTCTAACTGAAAATCTTTACAACTGTAAAGGTCGAACTTATAGAAAGCTGGCTTATCGTCCTCACTTCCCCAAAAATGTATACTACTATGACTAGTAGTGATTCCTACCATTCCAGTAACGCCTTCGTTACCTTCATCATCACACCAAACGCAAATAGGATCAATTAGCACCTTCATATCAACTGCTTCTACCAAACGGCGAAACCAATCGTGAAGTGCGGGGACGAATGCAGGGCCTGGCGCCTCTGCTAGGTATCCTGTGATAAGGACATGCTTGTTAATTTGAGCCAACTCATAAAACCTTTCGTTTCAATTTTACTGTCAGACAGCGAAATAATATTTATCACAAAAGGAAAAACTACAGATATTTACATCTGTAGTTTTTCTTGAATATGGTACCTGGTGACGGGATTGAACCGCCGACCGCCTCGGTGTAAACGAGATGCTCTACCGCTGAGCTAACCAGGCTCTATATATGGTCGGGAATGTAGGATTCGAACCTACGACCCCCTGCTCCCAAAGCAGGTGCGCTACCAGACTGCGCTAATCCCCGAAAACTTTAATTACTTTACTTTGAATCTGCTTGAATGGCAGAACCAGTAGCATCTACCTTTTCGCCAAGAACAACTACTTCTCCCTTTTCACATTCAACAGTTACATCACCACGTTGAATGGCAGTTGCGAAACCGTAACCAGTTAACCCGCCAGCAATTAAAAGTCCGATAACTACACCGGCTGCAAACTTAGCTGCATCAATTAAAAATTTCTTCATATTCTACATTATCCTATATGCTTGTTATTTGGTGGAGAATAGCGGGATCGAACCGCTGACCTCCTGAATGCAAATCAGGCGCTCTCCCATCTGAGCTAATTCCCCATGAAACTATTTATAACTTACTCGTATCCTCAAACAAAAAGAATGGCGACCCCGGCAGGGCTCGAACCTGCAACCCCAAGTTTAGAAGACTCGTACTCTATCCAGTTGAGCTACGGGGCCAATCTCTTATTTACTTTGCTAATATAGTACGTCTTAAAGGAAAAGTCAACAGTTTTTTGCTGTTGACTTGACCCTTTTTATCTGGTGCCCCCTGCAGGATTCGAACCCGCCACCTACTGATTACAAATCAGTTGCTCTACCAAATGAGCTAAGAGGGCATTTAACTGGCTCCCTAAGATGGATTCGAACCACCGACCAATTGATTAACAGTCAACTGCGCTACCGCTGCGCCATTAGGGAATAAACTCTATAAAACTATTTACTCTGCTTTAGCAGCTTGACAAAAAAAGTCAAGCAGATAATTGCTCTACGCAATAATACCTAACCTCTATGTTTATAGAGGCTTCAAGCGCATACTTGTACTTTTCACCGGTCACCTTACATGCTTCAATAGACTCTTGTGGCACATTTTCTTGCCACAAGAGTTCTACCTTCTTTGTATGAGGGTTCATGTAAAATACATAAGCGATCAGTAGTATTTTCATATACTACTTTTAACATAGTATTAACTATATGTCAAGCCGCTAATTGCAGAATTCTACTGTGCTTAGGGACACCTGAAATCAAGTAATCCATTTGATCAGCAAGAATGTTGCGATTCTGCAAAATCAAACTCTCATAGTGATTCGGTGCATAAGGAACATATTTCAATTCCATACCCGATTCCTTAAGAGACTTACAGCCCTTCTTTTGGTTACAGCTAATGCAAGCAGTAACTACGTTCATCCACGTATCCTCACCACCGTGGTAACGAGGAACAATGTGATCACGACTCAAATCATGCCGACTTACGAAGTGCTTGCCGCAGTAGCCACATATGTGACGGTCACGAGCGAACAGCGTATGGTTAGTCAAAATGACCTTGTTGTGCTTCTTGAAATCGAAACCATTGCCTTTTACAGCAATGATGCTGGGTGTTTCGATGTAACTACGTGTACCGTTACTTTGGACGCCGCCGCGATATCTAGCAATTACATCACCTAGAGTCCATGCTACCAGGTTCTTTGCGTGATACGAAATTGCTTCGTCGTGGGAGACCCACGTTCGCGGGATACCCGATATGTCTAAGGCTAGTACTGCCATGTTATGCTCCTGTCTGTAAAAATATTTAGACTGTCTATATTATATACACTATGATTGGACTTAATGCAACCAAATTCTATAAATATATACTCAGCCTTGTAAAAAACTTTGGTGCCCAAGAAAAGACTCGAACTTTCACGGGCTTTCGCCCACAACGACCTCAACGTTGCGTGTCTACCATTCCACCACCTGGGCATTCTAATTGGTGCACCCACCAGGATTCGAACCTGGACAAGCCGCTAATCTGGCGCTACGGGATATAAGTCCGCTGTTCTACCGTTAAACTATAGGTGCATTAGATTTTAAATGTGAATGCAAAAGAAAGCGTATTGTCTTCACGCCAATCTTTTGTGTACAAGTCTTGAATTGAGAAACTTGTTTTCTCGCTTAACTTGTATTTGAGTTCTGCTCTGTTCTGAATAAAGGTTCTTGAACCCTGCTCAATCATAAACTGATTACTTACTGTAAGCTTGCTGCTTAGTTTGTGACTAATCCATAAGCTTTCTCTAACTACAACATCACTGAATCCTGCTGTACCGTGCTTGTAGCCGATACTCAACTCATTAGATATTCTAGTTTTATCATTCTTTAGAATTCTAAAACCATGCCCAATGCTGTAAACTACTTGATCTTCTGCAAAGCTTCTAGGGTCGTGTCTATATCTAACAGCAGCCTGTAGATAGTGTTTAGGATGAATGTCCTGATTGATTTTAGCGAATGCGTTAATTTGCTCTCTTGTCGTTACGCTGTTAGCACTCTTGTATAGAATGTCACTCTCAAATGAGTACTCTCTAGGACCAGTATCAGTAACATGCTTGAATGCTCCAGTCAGTACGATGTTATCATCATTGATAACGGTACCACCTAATGAACCTGTTGTTTCTCTCTCAACCTGTGCATACGCAGGGAAAGAAAATAGTAATGCTGCTGATAGTATAAGTGTTCTAAACATAGTAATCTCCAAACTACTATTTAGCAGTTTGGTGCCTCGTGAGGGACTTGAACCCCCGACCTTCACTTTACGAAAGTGTTGCACTACCGCTGTGCTAACGAGGCTAATCTATTTGATGTTCTGAAAAACAGTGATGCTGTATCTACCCGTCATTGGAGTATCATCCAGCATCTTGATTGGAGTTACTGCATGATTCAGCACTGACGGGAATACTATCATTTTATTTGCATCGCACGGAATAGTATAATCATATTCGTCAAATACTAAATCCCCACCTGTGAAGTTCTTAGGTTCTTTAAACAAGAATAAGGTGTTTGTGAATATAGAGGCGTCTCTATGAGATTTGTAGCCATCATCATTTTCGTAGTATTGTACGTGAAAGTAGAAAGTTCTGGCTTTAGTATAGAGACGATAATAGTTTTCTAAATCCTGAGTTGGCAATTTTACTATTTCATCACTGTGAAACAGATTAACCAAATACTGTATAATATAGGAAATGTTGTTTTGATAGTTGTACAAGTCATTCAGACTTAGTGATTTGTTGCTTTTTAGCGGGTTTCCCGCATCGTCTTTAGCAGAACCTCCAGCAAAACCGTTCTCTCCTACTCGTAGCAATCTAGGATGCAAAAAGTCAAGTTCAGCCCAAACATGTTGCAATTGCTGGGTATCAAATACATCGTGTATGATAATATGGTCAAACGGCTCTGTTACTACTTCAAGTCTCATAGTAATATTTATAGAAGTCAGTGACGCTAAATTATTAATGCAACGTTGGGAATCGAACCCAACTCCTGGCCTCTTGATGCCTACCCATCCTTCCGGACTCTCGGACTTCCTGTGCTACCATTACACCACGCTGCAAACTTGGTACCCTAAGCCGGACTCGAACCAGCACGCCGTAAAGCACCTGATTTTGAGTCAGGCGTGTCTACCATTCCACCATTAGGGCAAGAAACTAGGCCCGGGATATTTAGACAGCATACGGGCGGCGCTGTATCGGTTCAGCAGTTCGGGTTCTATGTTGAGTGACCCTCATAGTGTGCCTTGAAGCATCGTTCTAGACCAATGACTTCTTCCGATTTCTGAAACTTGGTACGGATGAAGGGACTCGAACCCCCACGATGTGAATCGCCAGGACCTAAACCTGGTGCGTCTACCAATTCCGCCACATCCGCATGGTATAAATGTATTTACTCTGCTAATACCAGCAGAGAAAATTATGGTGCTCCCAGACGGGTTCGAACCGCCGACACCCTGATCTTCAATCAGGTGCTCTACCAACTGAGCTACAGGAGCAAAAACTAACTATGTCAAAGAACATATTCTTTATAGCAAACGACGATGCCGTTGTCAACCTTTATTTTATGCCTGGGTCAACCAAACCTAATTGACTGAACGCCCAAGCTCTTTCATTGCATCTATTACATTTATTGCATCTACCAGCTATGTCATAGACGCAGCTATGTGTCAACACAAAAAGTTGTTCAATGTTCAATTTAGCTACAATATCAACTATGTGTACCTTTGTCAAATCTTTAAACGGATTCTTAGTATTCTCGTGGTCAAAAGGGACATGTGGTGTCGGTACACCATGTAACGCATGTTCAGGTAATATTTTTATGTGTCCCATATATAATATGTTGATAGGTTCTTTTAGAACTAACCTCATACCTTCTGCTACTTGCAGATTGCTATCTTTAGCTGTTATAGGTATATAGTTAGTAGTTAATCTATCAACCCCCAACATATCATGCACATAGTCTATTATCATCTGCGCATGATTTTTAGATCCATCTTGTCGCTCTAATGTATACGGGGTAACAACATAACTATCATCTTCCAATGAAAGTTTTTTCACGAGATAATAGAGCAGTGCGCTATCTAGACCACCGCTGACTAATACTGCAATTCTTCTTCTAAGTAAAGACAGTTGCAGTTTAAAAGCAGTGTTGTCATGCAGCAACAATTCTAATTTAGGAGTCATACATCTATTTACATGTAGAAACTTCTGTCAATATTATTGGTAGCCCCGAGCGGTTTCGATCCGCCTTCTTCTGGATGAAAGCCAGAGATCCTAGCCATTAGACGACGGGGCCATGTATTGGTGGAGCCTAGCGGGATCGAACCGCTGACCTACACACTGCCAGTGTGTCGCTCTCCCGGCTGAGCTAAGGCCCCAAATTTTAAATCTTAGGTATTTTTCAGTGCATGATTGTATCATGTAAATATCATATAACGGAGAAGTTAATGAAAATTGCAGTAGTAAGCACCGGCAGAAGTAGATGTACATTAGTAGCATTTTATCTACACACGTTGCACAATGATCTAGAATTCTGTAGGGAATTTTATACCGAAGCCAGCTGGGAGAATAAACATGATTTAGTAAGTCTCACTGATGAACTTATGGATAAAGAAAATTTTATCGTCAAGATAATGGCATTGAATCTTTATGAAGAATATGATCCTTCTGTTTTCAAGTTTGAAAATTATGACGAAATACATTTAGTTGAGCGTTATGACTTTTTTGAACAGTGCTGTAGCTGGTATACTGCCCGCATTAACGGTGTCTATCATTATAGAAACGATATGGAAAATCGTGGAGAAAAAGAGTTTGGCTACATAAGAAAGCAACAAAATAAAATAAAATTAGAGAACATTAAAGAATATGCAGAATACGTTGATACCTACATTAGATTTAAGCGTTACATACTAGATAATAATCTAAAGTTTACTTTGCATACTTACGAAAGCGCCAAAGAATTTGACAAAAAGCAGAGCATATCAGAAGATAGCAATCTTAACTACAGTGAAATCATTACCAATTATCATTTGAAGGATGACATTAATGCATTGTTTAATGAATGCTTTTCGTATGACAACCTAACAAGCGATCTAGAATCGTTCAATAAAAGAGTTGGTGATATCAAAGGTCTTCGCTCGTTACAGAGTTTTGCTGACAAAATGAAAGAAAAATGGGCTAAGTGAGGGTTTGTCCAGTCACGATCACGCAACAGCGAAAAATTACAGCCTACCCACAATGCTCTAACCACTATAAACTGGTCGGGAAGACAGGGATTGAACCTGCGACCTCGGCGTCCCGAACGCCGCGCTCTCCCACCTGAGCTACTTCCCGTTGAATTGGTCGGGGTAGCCGGATTTGAACCGACGACCACTTGTCCCCCAGACAAGTGCGCTACCAGGCTGCGCTATACCCCGTTATAAATTATGCAGTTTAGGTCGGGCAGGATTCGAACCTGCAAATGCCCGTAAGCAAAGTCCGGCTCATCACCAGATGTGTATACCAATTTCCACCACCGGTAACATTCGTCTATACTGCATATCTCTGGCGGAGTCGGTGAGATTCGAACTCACGGTACCCTTGCAGGTACAACACCTTTCCAGGGTGTCACAATCGGCCACTCTGTCACGACTCCGTTAATTATTTTTCATTAGTTCCTTGAGCCTATTATCAAATGCATCATAATTGTATTTGCTTGGAATATGACTAAGGTAAGTTTCAATTAGCTGTTTAATCATTTCTTGTGTGATGGGCTTCATAATAGACTCCTAAAGTTGGCGCGGCCACTCATTTTCTATGTCGCTGCCTACTTTCGGAAGGTAGAACGTACATGTGGCCGCATAAGAATGGAGCCAGCGGCGACGGTGTTTTCGTCACTATTGTAGTGGGTATCACTCGCCGGCATAAGTTAAATTCCGAGAAACTGCATTACAAGCTTGAAGGGCCAGACATGTTCCCAGAGAAAGTGTTCTAACGGATAGCTGATAGTTACGCCAATCCAAAATCTATAATCAGTAATCAAATTTGAACACGAATTCATACACCGAACTAACAGTCCAGTCTTCTTATCTTCGTGATAATGTGGTTCTTGCAATGGCATAAATTATCCTTTAAAATGGTACACCCTGCTGGGTTTGAACCAGCGACCTTTTCCATGTCAAGGAAATGCTCTACCGCTGAGCTAAGGGTGCATGAAACTGGGGTGAAGGAGGAGGATCGAACTCCCGACATGCGGTACCACAAACCGCCGCTCTACCACTGAGCTACCGACACCATAATTGGCATACCCTGTAGGAGTCGAACCCACGCTGCCTGGGTTGGAACCAGGAGTGCTACCGTAACACTTAGGGCATATGAATGGCTGTAACGCAAGTATGGGCCATTAAACAAGTAATGAAGCATTGGTTACAATTTAAACGGGACACGTACCAAAAGAAACTGGCTGACTAAGTAGGACTCGAACCTACATAACCTTCGTTAACAGCGAAGTGCATTGCCATTATGCTATTAGCCAATGAAACTGGTGCAACCAAAAGGACTTGAACCTTTAACCTTCGGTTTCGTAGACCGATGCTCTATCCAGTTGAGCTATGGCTGCATGATATTTGGTGGTCCCTGAGGGATTCGAACCCCCGACATTCTGTTTCGAAGACAGACGCTCTATCCAGCTGAACTAAGGAACCAAATAAGAAATGGTGCTGACGGAGAGGATTGAACTCTCGACCTCTTCA